CGACTGGAACACGGGCGACTGTAACACGGGCTTTTTCAACACCGATGAGCCTGACAAAGTTCGCGCTTTCAATAAGGACTGTGACCGCGAAGAGTGGGAAAATGCAGAAAAGCCGAGTTTTTTGTATTTCAACCTCACAGAATGGGTTGATGAAAGCGACATGAGCGATCAGGAAAAGATCGACAATGAAACGTTTCACACCACTGGCGGCTACCTGAAATCTTACGAATATCAGGAGGCGTTCAAAAACGCGTGGGAAAAAGCCAGTGAAGAGGATCGCGCGCTTGTTGAGAAGCTGCCAAACTTCGACGCTGACATTTTCTTGGAAATCAGCGGAATCGACGTGCGTACCCAAGATGCCCAAGAAATGACGGTAGCCGAAATCGAGGCAAAGCTGGGCCATAAGGTTAAGGTGGTGAAATGAGCGGCTCATTCTCGTTGGCAGTTCCTTAACGATATGGAGTATATGTCAGCGTGAAAGGACTTAAACATGGGAAACATACCGAGGGGTCTTGGAAAATGAGTAGAAGTAATAAGTGGGCATCGACCAAAGATACATATGAAGCGTGCAATTGTGTTGGGCCAAAAAATGCTGGCGAGCCTTTTTGCCATTGTGAAATGAGATCGCGAGGCATTGTTAAGAGACACGGAAGGTGGATTGAGCCGTCACATGAAGAGGTTGACCGCGGTCCTGTGCGACAACGAGGCAAAAACCCGTTTGCAGACGCGATGGGTTGCAGGCAACAAAAAAAGACAATAAACTAAAGGGATGAAACGTGAAACAAAAATGGGCCGACCGACGGTCATGACCAATAAACAAGCGAAAAACAATAATCTGGTGAAAAGCCCGAATAAACGCGGGCGTCCGAAGGGATCGCAAAACAAAACAACCACATTGTTGAAAGACGCAATCTTGCTTGCTGCTGAAAAAACTGGACTAGACCAGAAGGGCAAAGACGGCCTAACTGGGTACCTTCAATTCCTCGCAAAAGAGGAGCCTAAAGCATTCTCGCAGCTACTTGGCCGCGTTCTTCCTTTGCAGGTCGTGGCCTCTGTCACACACCATCAAGCTGATGTAACCGACGAGATTATGGACCCCGAAGAATGGGCGGAACAGAGCAACCCAGCGAACCACGTCCACTAGCTTGGGCTCCCTTTTCCAAGCCTCAACAGTCTTTGCTTAAGTGCCCTGCGGACGAGATATTCTTCGGCGGGGCACGTGGCGGAGGGAAGACTGATGGTATGTTGGGTAAATTTGCCATTAAGCAAAAGCGCTACGGTGGCGATGCTATTGGCGTATTCTTCCGTAAGACCAGAGAAGACCTTAAGGAGGCCATAGAGCGCTCTAAGGACATTTACGGTCCTATGGGTGCTGTTTACACCGACCAACGTAAGCAATGGGTGTTTCCGAGCGGTGCGCGGCTTAAATTTGAGTATCTTGAGCGCGATAAAGACGCCCAGAACTACCAGGGCCACAGCTACACAGATTTATTTTTTGAGGAATTGACCAACTGGGCCAGCCCTGACCCTATCAACAAGCTCAGAGCTACGTTACGCAGCGGTGCCGGCGTTCCCTGCCAATTCCACGCAACTGGCAACCCCGGCGGACCTGGACACCAGTGGGTAAAGGCGCGTTACATTGACCCGGCCCCGTCTGGTTTCAAGATATTGTGGGAAGAGTACGAAAACCCGTTTACCCACGAAAAAGCCAAACTATCGCGTGTTTTCATTCCGTCTAAGCTTTCCGACAACCCCACGCTTATGGCCGATCCTGGTTATGTGGCGCGTTTGCACCAATCTGGCAGCGCAGAGCTTGTCAGAGCATGGTTGCATGGTGATTGGGATGTGATCGAAGGGGCGTTCTTTGATTGCTGGAATCCTCAATCGCATGTGCTGACGCCTTTCGAGATTCCTAAAGATTGGCTGCGGTTCAGGTCTTGCGACTGGGGCAGTGCAAAGCCTTTCAGTGTTGGCTGGTGGGCTGTTTGCCCTGATATGTTCCAGACTCCTGATGGGCATTGGATACCACGCGGCGCCATTGTGCGCTATCGTGAATGGTACGGCTGCCAGCATGATGAGCAGACCGGGCAAGTTATCCCCGACACTGGGATTAAGCTTACGGCTGAAGAAGTAGCGGCGGGAATTATTGCGAGGGATGGAGCGGACAAGATTCAATACAGCGTAATTGACCCGGCGGCGTTTTCTCAGGATGGCGGCCCGTCTATCGTTGAGCGTATGCACATCAAGTTTAGGCGTGCGGACAACAAGCGTGTAGGTACGCGCGGCGCAATGGGCGGTTGGGATCAAATGCGGGCTCGTATGGTTGGTGAGGACTTGGGCGAACCTTATGGGCAATTGCCTATGATGTTTGTGTTTTCCACATGCACAGACTTTATTCGCACCGTTCCATCCCTACAGCACGACGAGAACAAGCCGGAAGACCTCGACACCACAGCAGAGGACCACGCAGCCGATGAAACGCGTTATGGGTGCATGTCGCGGCCTTATGTGCCAAAACCGCCTAAGAGCAAGCACGACCCGCAGATAACCATTGGCGGAAAGTCAGGGTTAACAATGAACGACTTACTTTCTGCGGTAAAACGTGGTAACAAGGGGATGGTTTAGGGAGAGGATTATGAAAATCTTTAAATTCAGGAAATATAACTGAGATGAGCATTAAGAAAAAGTGCCCAAAATGCAAAGGGGATCGTTTCTCTGAGATGTCTAAAGCCGTCGTTGAGTGCGGTAGGTGCGATGGGAAGGGGTTTGTGTTTGACCATACACCGTATGCTATGCGTGACAGGGTTCTGTCGATAAAAGGATTGGGGCAATACAAACCCAAGCAAAATCCATCAAAAAGTTACGCCCCTATAAAATCTGATGACGGTATCAGCGTAGTTGACGTGGCTATAGGTGGGTTCCTGTTCTGAGCTTGCGCCCCCACCCAAAAGCGGCTAATATGTGCGAATGGGGCGAGCGCTGGGTCCGCAAGATTGCCTTGCACGCAGACTTTGTAGAGTTCGATTCTCTATCGCTCCACCAAATTTACGAGCCGTTGGTTCCCCTGGCGGGGTGACACGGGAACATCTAGCCTTGCACTTATGCGGTTGATAAAGCCTGAAATGGTGGAAACGCTTAACTAGCGTCCCGCGGAGTCCCCCAAGCAAGGGAATAAATGGGGACCTATGCCCGCCAACTAACAACGCCCGCAGAGATGCGCGCTGGTCCTTTACGGGAAACGACATGACAGATGTAGCAGACGCGCAGACAGGAACGCTAGAAACACCGCAAGACGCTGGCGACGGCCCAGCAGGGGTCGTTAGCCGTTGGCAGATGGAGATTGACCTTGCGGACAAGACAGAGAAATACTGGCGAACCCGTGCAAGGGACGTAAATCACCGTTACCGCGATGAGCGAGACGATCAGCAGAAATACGGCAATTCCAACAACAGCTACACGATTGACGGGCGCTATAAGAGCGGCGAACGATTCAACATACTGTATTCCAACATTCAAACAATCTGCCCCGCCCTCTATAACCAATCCGCCAAGCCGGACGTGCGCCGTCGTTACCGCGACCGCGACGAAACAGGCAAGGCGATTGCTGATATTGAGGAACGCGGACTCTCCTACACCATGGATGAGAAAGAGTTCGACCGCTACATGCGCTTGGCGATCAAGGATTGCCAGCTTGCAGGTCGCGGCGTAACCCGCGTTAAGTACGAGCCCTCGTTTGAAAAGAAAACGAACGAAGCTGGCGAAGAATACGACGAAATGCAGTATGAAGAGGTTGAATGGGAGCACGTCAACTGGGCAGACTTCCGCCGTGGCCCTGGCCGCATTTGGGAAGAGGTGGAATGGATCGCGTTTCGACACACGTTCGACCAAGACGAGCTGGAAGAGAACTTCCCCGACACATACCAAGGTATTGAGCTTGATTATACGACGGCTGGCATCGAAAAAGACGATGATGACGACGGCGACCCGATTAGCGACACGTTCAAGCGCGCCATTGTCTGGGAAATCTGGGACAAGAAAAAGCGCGAAGTTGTGTTTATTGCGTCCTCAATGAAAGAGCGCCCAGCAAAGACGGTTAAAGACCCGTTAACGCTTAAGTGCTTCTACCCTATCCCCCGCCCTCTGTACGCTATGGAGCTCACCGACACGCTCACACCTGTCGAGCCTTTCCGCTTCTATGAGGATCAGGCTAACGAACTGGACGAACTAACCGCCCGTATTACGTCTGTCATCAAGGCTTGTAAGGTGCGCGGCATTTACGACAGCACGATCTCTGAAATGTCCAACATCATGGATTCACAAGAGACTTTCCTTGTTCCTGCTACTGATGTTTTGCCGCTTATGCAGG